TCTCCTTGTTTTTGGATTTTAGGTAAAGAATAAACAGCTATCTTTTTGCCGTTCTTCATTTTTTTCATTTCCATTTGAATGTCATGCCCTGCTTTCTTAAGATCATTAATTCTGGCAGCAAGTCTGAAACAAGCAAATAGTTCTAACGCTTCGATGGCAGTTAGTGAGCCGTAGTTCTCTAGGTGGTAGAGAACCTTGGCACTTTGTGTTGTTGTTTTTGGCATTGATTTTTATTTAGGTAAATAAAGTGTTTACTAAAACAATTCTTCTTCCAGTTTTAGGTCTTTCCATCCAATGTTTACCTGTCATCAAAATTACATCATCTTTTTTAGGATCGTGAAACTCGTCCTCACAGTATGTCTTACCTCCTGTATTAGTTAGGTAAACAATTATATTTATGTGTGGAAAATCGTGATCGACATGAGGTTCAGATAATTGAACACCTTTGTCCGAATGGACGCAATTTGCATTGCTTCGTAAAAAGAATTGGTATTTTATATTGTTGTGTTTTAAGATTTCATCCACCACAAATGCAACACGATTTAAATGTTCAGATCTAATTTGTGAATACGAATTGTCAGGTCTTTGTAAAAATACATGACTATAGTAAGGCATTCCTGTATTTGAATCTGCAAAATGCCAAACAAAATCAGAATGAAAAATTATATTTTTAAGATTGTTATAATTTTCCGTTTTTGGATTTTCTAATTGTTCAATCATAATTCTGAAGTTCCTTGAAAATTAACGTACTCTTCATCTGGCACAATTTTCATTTGCCATTTACCAGTACAAACAGTATTACCACCTGAGTTCCAAGTAGGATCTTCTTTCTCATATTCGTAATCAGAAAGTTGATACTGTTTTTCTTCTTCAATGCAACCTGTTTCTTTTTGTTTACGGCTACCTTCTGAAAAACAAGATGAAGGCCAAACGGTTCTGTTAATAGCCCATCTGATTTCTTTTAGCCTGTCATCAAGTGCATACTCGCTGTTGGCATAAAGTTCGATTGTAATTTTTCTCATGTCAATAATGGTTGATAGTGTTTTTAAGAAAGATATAAATGAGTGTGACTAAACACACCCAGACTATAAATGTGGTCATTGGTCTACATCCTGTAATTCACACTCCAAACGTAATTCTTCATCCCAATCTTCTGGAGTGTGGTCAAGATAAGGAAGGCTGGACAAATAGTCCAACCTTTTTAGTTTCTGGGTATCTAACATTCCCACTCATCTCCCATAGCTTCTCTTTTTTCTACCCAGTAATTGTCACGGCTACGCTGTAACTTATCTGAAGAATTTATTTCTTCTACAATGTCAGAGCAATCGTATTGTATTAATCCAGAAAAGTGAACGATTTTTTGAATAATGAATTCATAATATGTTTCCATTGATTCAAGATAATACTGCTTGTATCTAAACCAATTACGAAATTGCTTGGTTTCTTTTTGACCAGTACTGTCGTTGTAATAACCATTTTTAACTTGGTAGTTCCAATGGTTTCTCATGTGACGTTCAAAGGGTACTTCAACCATCTTGTAGAGATCACGTTTTCTGTATGACTCATCTTCTGGTATACGGTCAATCATAAGACCATACTTGTATTCTTTTATGCGTCTTGGTAAATCACCAAGTTTAATTCTGTTTTTGTAACCAGTAATTAATCTTTTAATATCTGATCTGTCGAGTTCTACTGTGAACTTTTGATCGATATCTGGGTCTGTGTAGACCAATTTTGCATCCCATTGTGGGATTTGATTAGTAGTCATTCGTTTTGTAAATAATAATTTGTAAGTGACGAAATGAGACAGTTACCTGCTCATATACCAGTGTATCACATAATGCAACACTTGGCAAATATTAGTTAATCGTAGGCATCTCGTTTTTTTAAAATATAGTATTGCGATTGGCAATTTTTACATTCTAAAATTGTTCTTACAGAATATGGATCACCTTCTATCTCTTTCTCAAAAATTAAAGATAATTCTGTATTGCACCAGTAGCAATTCATTATTCTTTTCCAAATATAAGCTCATGGGCTGAAATTTGATATCCCAAATCCCATGCTTTCTCTAATACTTTTTTCTGGATGGAGGTAGGAATTGTTCCTTGCTTTCTCCACTTGCTCACAGAACCTGCATCCCTTCCAACTTGACGTGCCAATTCTCTGACACCGCCAAATTCTGAGATCACAAGTTCGTAAGGGGTTTTTGTAGTTGTTTCCATAGTTCTATATTGTCATAAATGCAACATTTAATCAAGTAATTGGGCAAAAAAAAGAGGGTAGTTAACCCTCTAAATCAATATTAAAAATAAAAGTAAATAAGGAAAGGCAATAAAGGTCATAGGTTTATCCGTAAACAAGTGTGCCATAGGTCATTATCTGCAATATAGAATCTGCCACTGAAGCATCTATAAGTCCTAGATTGTTATCCTTGAATGCTTCAAAGACTTGAGTACAATCATAGGTATTTAAATTGGTTTTACCTGATACTATTTTTTCTATAGCAGTTAAAACATCTTGAACTTTAAACTCGTGTTTGTCATCTTCAATATCTTCGATGTTAATAACAGTATCTAAATTAATATCCTTAAGCCAAGCGCAACAGCCTTCATGCTCATAGTCTTGACCAGATAGATAAATACCATCTTCATCTTCTTCAATGTCTCCTACTGTAACGCTGTCTGCCCAGTAGCCTGACCCTTGACCCATAGTGCAAAATAAACATTTAAGGTCTTCTAAGCTAATGTCAAATTGATAGTTGACGTTGCAAGTGAATTTTTGTTCGGTAATAGTGGTCATTGTTTTAGTTAATAATAATTAGTTAGTGAACAATTGGTTTTGGATTAGTCAATGTAGCCTGTATAGTATTCAACTATTTCAGCACTTTCTTTTTGACCTGACTTGATAGCTCTTTTGCCTAATGTGCAATCAGTACCAGAAGCCATAAATAAATCAATAAAATGTCTTCTTAGTTTTGGTTGAATGTCTCTGAAATCATTTCCAAGGCTAAGACTAGAAAAAACTATTAAAGCTCTTTTTGCTTCGGCTTTAGTGCGGTTCTGTAATCTGTGAAAAGTTCCAGTATGGCAATCCTTCCAAGTTTTAAACTCGTCTGTAATTTCCTCTGTAGTGTTCCATTCTGTTGTGTACATTGTGTTGTTAATAAAATTAGTAAGTGACAATCGGTGGACATCCGATACTTATAGTGTTGCATATAATCCATCAATAGTCAACAAATTAATTTTAGATGTTGCGGTTTATTCTTTATTTCTCTATATTATGAGTAATTTTATTTATATTTTTAATGACCCTAGCAACTAATAAAACTAAGCTTAAGGTTGTTGGGGTTAACGATAAAGGCTATAGAGTGAATGAGGATCATGTACGCTGTACTATTCCTAATCATGTTGTAGATGCTTTACGTGATCTTCACGAAGACTACGGCATTGGCTATGGCACTTTGGCAAAAATTTTTAACATGAATAGATACACTATTCATAAGATTTGTACCTACAAAAGGAGAGCAGATTATGCAACTCGTTTCAAAACAATCAAAACTGGGTAGACCTACAGAGAAAGTTGATCCTGTTGAATCTTCTAGAATTTGTGAATGGATTGCTCATGGGAAAACTTTGAGAGAATATTGTAGACAGAAAGGTAATGTTCAATGGAGAACTATTTATAAATGGCTTGATAAAGATGAAGAGTTTCGGTCAGCCTTCGCACGTGCGAGAGATACAGGCTGTGAGATTTTGTTTGAGGAATGTTTAGAGCTAATTGATACTCCTCCTACTATGTGCGGTTCTGATGGCAATGAGAGGATAGATCCAGCGTTCATAAACTGGCAAAAGAACAGGGTTGAAACTAGGTTTAAAATGTTATCTAAATTTAATCCGAAAAGGTTCGGTGAGAAATTAGGAGTAGAAGGAGAAGCAAACATTAACCTGACTATCAGTACTGGTATCCCTCAAGGATGAGCAGCATTACCCTTGATTACACCCCTAGAGCATGGCAAAAGGAATGTCATGTAAAGAAACAAAGGTTTTCCGTATATGCGCTCCACAGACGCTCTGGCAAGACTGAACTCGCAATAATGGAATTGATTGATAAGGCCATAAAGACAGATAAAGAGTTAGCCATGTTTGTCTATGTTGCGCCGTTTCTAAGACAGGCAAAAGCTATTGCATGGGCCAGATTGAAACAAAAAATAGAACCATTGCGTAGAAACTCAGTCATAGACATTAATGAGGGTGAACTATCGGTAAGGTTTAAACATAATGGAGCAATCATTAGATTGTTTGGTGGTGATAACCCAGATGCCATGCGAGGACTGCGATTAGACGGAATTGTAATGGATGAAGTAGCCCAGTTAAAGAATGAGCTATGGACAGATATCGTTCAACCAGCGTTGAGTGACCGTTTAGGCTGGTCTATTTTTATAGGAACTCCTAGCGGTATTAACTTGTTCTCTGAGTTGTATTACAAAGCTATTGATGAAGACGAATGGGCAGCAGCAAGATTCACCGTATACGATACCGATTCGCTACACCCCAATGAAGTAACTCGTCTCAAACG